GTAATTTTTTTTTTTTTTTCATGTTGGGTTAAGGGAGTACATAGATTACTTAAAACTGTGAGAGAAAATGAGACATAGGGTAGTAAGTCTCAGAATCAGCTTCAGTCCTTGTGTAAGGGATGCGGAGATATCTGGTAACTTCATTGAGAGTGGGGAAGTGGTCGGTAGGGACGTAGAAGTCCTTGTGTGAGTGAAGGATTACATCGCGTTGAGCGGCGAGCTTCACGGGTTGAACACCTTCGCTATCTAGTTGGTTGAAAGTAGCTTTAGCCACGTTAGTGACTTGAGGATACTTATACATAGATGCGTATTGAATTCCACAGCAACGAGCTTTCAGAAGTGAGAGTGTTGGGCGTTGGCTTCGAGGATGAAACAATTGAGCGAGTAGTTTTCGCCAATCGCGGCTTGGGTAGCCATTGTCGTTAGAATAGCCAAGAACGGCGACGTTTTGAGACGTGTTGGAGATGTCGGTCTTGTCTTGTCTTGCGACGTGATCGAAGTAGTAGGCAGCGAGCGCTTCGAACTGGGCCTTGAACTCTGCGTGTTGGTCCGCAGGAAGGAAGAAGGTTAGTAGAAGTAGGCTATCGTCGCCTTGGACTCTTATATATATGGTTGAAATGTCGAATCCCATGGCATCAAGAATGGTTAAGATCATGAGCATGTTGTAGAACGAGTCAAGAAACTGAGTTTCAAATAGACCGGAAGGGATACCTCTAAATAGTCGTAAAAAGGTAGCGCCATCCATAGTTCGGAAAGGCATTTTGAAGACGGCTTCGTTAGTCCAGTTCCATAATCTTTCGAGCTGATCAGGGTCAGCGGTTGAAGACTTGTAGAATTTGGTTGGCATGTAGCCATTGTTGAAGTCGAAATATGTGCGCCAGGCAGGGAAGATGTCTTCGCGAATGATAGAGAACAACGATCGTAGATCGAAGCCTGACCAGTCGACGGTGACAAATGTCTGGTAGTAGAGTCGGGAGAGGAGCATCTCGGAGTTGAGCAGCATCATTCCACCTAGGATAGTTTCAAATCCCCATAGCATGGGAGACTTGTCTCGGTTGTCGAGATAGTAGCGGAAGAGGGGCCAGAAGAACATCGCGCGAGGGAGGACATGTCGCTTGGAGACACCAAACACTAAACGAATTTTCGTTGTGTCGGTTTCAGTCAAAGCTGGTTTGACATGCATGTTGATCAGCGGCCACAACGTGTGTGGGTCGGAGATCTGTCCACGCTTAATACGATGAAGGAAGTGTCTGACATCCATGAACACGTGGTTCTTTAGGTTGCCAAAAGACATTCTTCCATCTTCAAGGAGGCCAGCGTGATACGCGTCTTGGACGGCGGTTTTCAGCTGGGAGTTCGAGACATACGGTTCCTCGACGTTCGGGTGCCAGTTCCATTCGTAGTAACGAAGGTCGGCGAAGTGAATCGGTCGGATTAGTTGCGGGGGGGCGAAACGTTTTGTGGTTTCAGTGAGAGCACGGTAGTAGTGTTCATCTTTAGGGACGGGATGGTCCGGGAGATCGCCACGTTGAAGGGTTTCGTTGACAGAGTCAATGGTCGCAATAGGGTGGTGGAATCGCTTGATGACATATTCAGCGTCTGAACCGAGTAGGTTTGAGCGGATATGTTTCTCTAAGTACGCTTGGTATTCGGCATACTTTGTCGCGTCACGATGAGGGGTCGTGAGAGGGGAGAGCCAGTTCTGGAACAGGTAGTTGTTCTTGAATTGGGTCGGAGCAGGTTTGATAAACTTACGATATACGTAGTCTGTGACCTGTGAGATGATCGGGAGCATGTTTTGTTCGTGATATGAACAGAGAGTTTCAGTCTTGGAGATTTAAAGGAGCTTGGTGAGAGCCAGGGGGCCTTTTCT